GCCAGTCACAACAGTCAACCTGTGTCCGTCTTGGGAGACGGTCGCTGAAATATGCTTGATGGTCCTACAGAACCCAAACGCAGAGGCACAGTCGATCATCGACGCAGAACAACAGATTCGCCACATGGCAAAGATAGCAGCGGCAGCCGTCGCAGATCAGGAGGAAAGATCATGAGCACCTATAACAAAGATGCAGTTGAAAAAGCCATACGCACTTCGCGCAAACCTATAAGCAAAAAAGGCGGAAAGTTAATTCACAGGCTACTTAAGGGACACAGCGTCGCTAAAGCAGTCGCAGAACAGGAGAAGAGATCAATTGACAGTGAGGAGGAAGCATCATGAGCAATCGTTATGACTTTTTAACTTTCGTTATGTTCGAGCAGCACAGACTTTGGAGCGGCACAGATGATCACCGCAGGAAGTCTGTTAGGAAGGCGGAGAAGTTCGCCAACTTCAGAGACTACGGCACTAGGGATCTTGGCGACTTTAAGCCTCACAACATCCACGACTTCTTTGACAGCCTTACGCAGGAGGGGCTGTCGGATAACACGGTCAACCATTACGCAGCCATGTTGACTCGCGTCTTTGGTCACGCAGTGAACGAGGAGCACATAACACACGCGCCAAAGTTTACGTGGAGGGCAACCAAGACCAACGCACGGCCTCTCTTCTTTACGGAGGAGCAACTGGAGCGAATGGAGGCCTACTTCAAAGGCACTGACGACGCCTACATGGCCCATTTTATCGTGTTGGGACACCAGACTGGAATGCGCCTTGGTGAGATCACCGGATTGACTCGGGACAGCCTCGAGCAAGACGACACCGGAGCGAACTGGGTGCATCTGGAGGACACCAAGAACGGCGACGAGCGGTACGTCCCATTGAACAAGAGAGCGCATGACGCCTTGGCAGCACTCGACTTCTTACCTGCGCGATACTTCGAGCACACGCGATTCTATCGAGCGTGGGGACGCATGAGGCGCGACTTGCTGCACAGGGATCCGCGCTATGTGTTCCACACTCTAAGGCATACGGCAGCAACCAAGATGGCTAATGACATCAAGGCCAACTCTGCTGTCATTGGTCTTATGTTGGGCCACAGGAGCGAGAAGACAACGCGCAAGTACATCAAGGCTAAGCCAAGCGCATTGCAAGCAATAGCGGCTCAGATGGCAGCGCACAGTAAATAGGCATTGCCTGATTGTAATTTTAAATTAAAACCCAACGATGGGAGAAAGTTGAAAAATGGAAAAATATATACCTAGAGAAAAGAGGAGAAAAAGCCTCAAGGAATCCGCACATAGCCTTGAATTGGCATATGCTCGAAACATGGCAGAATATGAATTAGAAGTTGGTGACGGAGATCGGTTCATTGACTGCGCCAAAGAAAAAGAAATTCAAGTCTACGGGATGTCTACCGTTTTGCGTGGTCGATTCCTGAAAATAGCTATCGTTGCTGCTTTTAATGATGACTACGTAACAGTCACTAAGGTACGCCAACGACTAGGCGCAAGTCGAGCAGCCTTAGATGTCATGATTAATGAGTGTGAGGATGCAGGTTGGATACGTGTCAAGCGTAACAAGCAGAATTACAGGAGCATTCAAGCGGCTGAAATACTTGTAGAAAATTGGATTGCCTATGTTGATCATAATAAGGAGATGACCAACAAATATAAACTACGAGAAATCCGAACAACACTGTTAAACATAAAAGAACTACTGGAAACAAAGTTGGCATTACAAGGCAGACAGAGCGCCTAACTAAAGGGCGTGTACTTTAGACAGGCAATCAATTCACATTTGTTTTCGACAAGAGGTGCGTCTCACTTAGGGCGCACCATCTGTCCCCCTATTAGAAAGACAAAGGGAAAGCAGACGCATGACCACTACAGACACTAATGCCGCCTACGAAACATCTATGAGAGACCAAGGAAACGAAAGATACAAAGACAAGCACGAGGGCTCCGAAGATGTCACAGATAGCCCCTCCCACTTCAACCACCTAAAACAAGCAATGCCCAAAGTCACTGAAGGCATACAAAAGGCACTTAAAGAAGGCAGGAAGTCTAAGGGACGGATTCCAACTTGGGTCGAAGAGTTGTCTACAGTTGAAGAAGATATCTTGGCTTACATTGGTCTAATGTGTTCTTTTAATGGGGTGTTGAAGGTGTCCACAGTCACCCAAATAACCCAAACGATTGGCGAACTGATCGAGAAAGAGTTACTAAAGAACGAGTTGCTATGGCACGACAAACAGGAACATCAGACAGCCATAGACGTTGCAGCTAAAGCAGGACTAGAGCGCCCAAAGCCACGCAACACCAACAAAAGAATAATCAATCAGGTGACAACGGCTCACTCTAGTCCAAAGTACAGACTGAAGGCTTTACGCATTATCGCGGAGAAGAACGGCTTTCGATCAATGAACTTTGGAACTGCAAAGACAAGGGCCGAGCGTCAGTCAATCAAAGAACGACGGACCAAACTTGCGGCTCCTGTTCTATCGATTGTGCTTGAGTGCTCTCATGTGTTCGACAAGTCGCTAGAGATCGAAGGGAAGAACAATACGATGCTTCGGCTGAAGTTCACGGAAGCAGCCGAGAAGCAACTTGAGAAGTCAGAAAAATACCTAAGTTGGATGGCACCCATATTTAAACCGATGCTGTCAGAGCCAAACCCATGGACGGACTTTGATACTGGTGCCTATCACGATGAGTTTCTTTCGAGTTGTGTGAAGTTGGTGAGGTCGCCAACGATAGAGCAAGAGAATACAATTCGACATCAGTTTACGAAAGGCACTCCAGATTACGTCCGAGCAGTCAACGCTATCCAAGCCACACCACTCGCAATCAATGACGCCATTCTGGAGGTTGTCCAGTGGTGTTGGGACGAGCGAAAACAACTGGGCAAGTTTCCGACTCAAGATCTACCAGAGAGACCACGGATGCCGGAGAACTGGCAAGAGTTGGAGCCGCAAGTCATCGCGGAAATCAAAGCCGACATCCGTAGGCATCAGAAACTAGTGACGCAGGTTAAAGGCGCAGCGGAGGTCATGAGACAGGATTTACAGACAGCGCATGAACTAGCGGTCCACGATAAGTTCTTCTTGCCGATGAACCTTGATTTTCGAGGGCGTATATACAGCATTCCATCGTTTAACTATTTCCGCGACGATCACATAAAGTCCATGTTTACCTACTACAGAGGCTACAGAGTCGAGGGCAACAATGCGTACTGGCTGATGATCCATCTGGCGAACGTCGGAGACTTCGATAAGATCAGCAAGGCACCCTTGGACGAGCGTGTCGAGTGGGCCCAAGACAACCACGACAACATTCTTTCAATAGCCAAGGACTTTAAGCAATCTTATGACTTTTGGAGTAAAGCAGACAAGCCGTTCCAATTCGTTGCCGCAGCCCTAGAGTATGCTCGATGGGTTGAGGAAGGTGAAGACTTTGTTTGCTATGTGCCCATCGCCATGGATGGCACTAATAGCGGCGTTCAGCACTACTCATGCCTAAACCGCAGTCAGCGTGAAGGAGCATTAGTCAACCTTGTTCCGTCAAAGACCGTGGCGGACATCTACGCATCCAATGCAGAGAGTGTCACAAAGATTCTTGAGGAGCAGCGGTCGAGCAAAGTGAAGTTTAACGCTAAACGGAAGGACAGTTCGACAGTCGGAAAACTAAGTCGCGTCTGGCTCGACTACGGCATCACAAGATCCGTTCTGAAGCGAGCAACTATGACTTTTGGCTACTCTTCGAAGCCAGTGGGCATGGCGGCACAATTCGTCGAGGATCTTATGAAGCCTTTGCAGCGCAAGGTCGCCTACAAACTAATCGATAAGCACCCAATAGCGCCGACAGAGCAAGGTCAATTCGAGGCGGCTAGGTTCATTGCCAACGTAAGTTACCAAGCGATCCAGAAGACCTTACCGAAAGTCTCTGGCGCTATGGAGTATCTCCAAGGCATCACGGAGGTCTTGGCGCGAGAGAACAAGGCGGTCAAGTGGACATCTCCGAGCGGCTTTCCGATTGTACAAGACTACCGAAAGACCCGACGTCGAGAGATCAAGATCTTTTTGTATGACCGAGCAATCAAGCAGCGCAAGAGAACTAAAGTTAGCCTCAGTCAGGAGTTGGATGCAGCGGACGTCAAAAAGGCGACAAATGCCATCGCGCCCAACTTCATCCATGGCTGCGACAGCGCCCACGTTCATAAAGTTGTGTGTCGGATGATCGACGATGGCACAGCGGAAGACTTTTTCATGATCCATGACTCATTTTCAGTCAGTGGCAACGCTTGGGATCTTTACGACACTGTGAGATCAACTCTCGTGGACATGTATTCAGAGGACTGTCTATTTGACAGGTTTGAGGATGAGATCAGGAACCAGTTGAACAATCCGGCGCATGTCTTTGAGCATAAGATCCCAGAAAAAGGCACTCTGGATCTGGAGCAAATTAAACAAAGCGACTTTTGCTTCAGTTAGGACTTCTGTCCCCCTTTTGAAGGAAGCGCTGTGTGACTGTGCAGGAGTGATAACCTGTTTGGTAATTAAGACTGACATGATGCTTTCTTCGTTTATCTCTCCCTGTCTGGGGCGGACTTCTGTAACTGGGGTCCGCCCCTTTTTCTAATTTCTCTAAAAGGACAAAAGTATGCCAAAAGTAACACCATTCAAAACCGCTGTGGGAACTGCGAAATATCCGCATCTGAACACCCCAGACGCAGCGTTTGACAAAGACAACCCGAAGTACAAAACCGAGTTGTTAATGACACCTACAGAAGCCGAGCCCCTTATGAAGATGATGAGGGAGGCGGCTGCAGACGCATTTGGTAACAAGAAGAATATTAAGTTTGCGTTTTCCAAAGACGACGAGACCGGACAAGTCAGTTTCAAAGTACAAAGCAAGTATCAACCAAAGTACTACGACTCAAATGGTCAAGTGATTACACCTGAGAAGTTACCAAGAGTTAGCGGTGGCTCCAGACTGAAGGCTGCAGGTATCCTAAACATCTACAGCGTAAGCGGAACCAATGGCGTCGGCTTACTTCTTGATCGGGTCCAACTGGTTAAGGTAGTTGAAGGTTTCTCGGGCGACGGAGAAGGCTTTGATGCTGTCGAGGATGGAGAGTTTGCCATTGACGATAATGATGGCGAATGGTCATCAGCGAATGGAACTCCGGTAGATGAACTAGATGATGACTTCTAGTATACCTAGAAGGAACAGATCTTTCTATCGAGGCTTGGCTAATGGATATCGGTCGG